CTATGAGACAGCTTGATCGAGAATCTGTTCAGCGTGAGTTGGTAAAAAAGACTGTTGATTTCAAACCAGCGAAGATGCCACTAAGTGAAAATATTGCTACACTGATTTCTGCTGGGGTTGATCAAGAAGAACCAATGGTCGCTCGTGCTGCTGAATACATTGTAGAGCGTGGCTTTGATTTAGACGATTATGATTTTCGTTGGAGCCCTGAAACTGATCATGGATTAAATCGTCGTATCATTATACCGTTTTCTTGGCAAGGGCAAGTAATAGGCTATACTGCTAGAAGTTTGAGTCCGCTTTCGAAGCTGAAATATTTCAATCAATATGACAGTGATTATGTATTCAACATTGATGCACAAACACCGGAACGGCAGTTCGTGCTGGTAAGTGAAGGCTCGTTGGATGCACTGGCTTTAGATGGCGTTGCAGTTCTTACTAACACAGTAAGTGAACAAAAAGCTGAAATAATCGAAAGCCTGGGCAAGCAAGTAATTGCAGTGCCTGACAGAGACCATAGCGGCGAACAGTTAATAGATGCTGCATTGGAATATGGTTGGGCTGTGAGTTTTCCACTGTGGGAACCTGATATCAAAGATGCAGCCAGTGCACGGCAGCGTTACGGAAGACTGTACACACTGCGAAGTGTTCTTGAAGGTGTTGAAACCAGTTCGTTGAAAATAAAATTGCGTACCAGAGACATTTTCTCATAAACTAATTAATAAAGCAAGGAAAAACACGTATGGCAGCAAAAGACTATAGCATTGATTTGCAAAAACTATTTTTAGAAATCATGTTAATTGATGCTGAAAGTTTTGTACGGGTTCAAAACATTTTTGATCCTGTTAATTTTGATCGCAGTTTAAGAAAAACTGCACAATTTATGATTGATTACAGTGAAAAGTATAACAATCTTCCTGACGTAAAGCAAATCAAAGCTGAAACTGGTGTTGACCTTGAACCTGTGGATAATCTAGACGAAGGTGTACAGGAATGGTTTTTGGATGAGTTTGAAGGCTTTAGTAGACATGAATGCTTGAAGCGGGCTATTCTTGAAAGTGCTGACCTTATCGAAAAAGGCGAATATCAACCAATCGAAAACATGATCAAAGACGCTGTGCAAATCAGTTTAACTAGAGATTTGGGCATTGACTATTTTGAAAACCCCAGAGAACGTCTGCAGAGTCTCAAAGACGGAAACGGTCAGTTTACCACAGGCTGGTCAAATCTTGATCGAAAATTGTACGGTGGTTTCAACAGAGGCGAGCTGGAAATTTTTGCCGGCGGGTCAGGAACTGGCAAAAGTTTGTTTATGCAAAATCTAGCAGTAAACTGGATGCAAGCAGGATACAACGGTGCTTACATTACGCTGGAACTCAGCGAAGGATTGTGCGGACACAGAATTGACAGCATGAGCACAGAAACTCCTACTAGAGAAATATTCAAGAATCTCGACGAGATTGAAATGAAGCTGGGAATGATGAGCAAAAAATCAGGCAAGCTTCGTATCAAGTACATGCCGTCGCAGAGCAACGTAAATGATCTACGCAGTTATCTCAAAGAACTGCAAATTCAAACCGGAGTAAAGTGTGATTATATCTGTGTAGACTATTTGGATCTGCTGATGCCTGTGGGTGCAAAAGTGTCGCCAAGTGATTTGTTTGTCAAAGACAAATATGTGTCGGAAGAACTGCGTAACTTAGCCAAAGAATTGGATTTGGTGTTGGTAACAGCATCGCAGTTAAACAGAAGCAGTGTTGAAGAAATTGAGTTTGATCACAGCCATATTTCGGGTGGTATTTCAAAGATTAACACCGCTGACAACGTATTTGGTATTTTTACCAGCAGAACACTCAAAGAACACGGTCGTTATCAGTTACAGCTTATGAAAACTCGTAGCAGCAGCGGTGTTGGTCAAAAGATTGATCTGGATTTCAACATCGATACACTGAGAATTACCGCAGCAGATGACGATGACGATGATTACGGCCAAAACCCAAGAACAGCACACAACACCAGCAACAGCTCTGGTAACAGCAGTATATACGATAATCTAAAACGCAAAGCCAGTATTGGCAGTGACGGCACAGTTGAAACAGCAGAGCAAGGCAAAGTATCTGGCGATGTGCAAAGTACAAAACTAAAACAAATGCTAGCTGGGTTAAAAAGCCAATAAACAGTATTAGAATATACAAAAATATTTTTAATAAATAATAACATGAAAAGAAAAACTCGCAGCATACTTGACGAAATAGGCAGCATAGTTCCTGAAAAGGACCGTGCAAGCGTTATTGAGAGCAGAGCAAATCATGCAATCAACAACGCTGTGAATATTCTTGAAATGATACAAGAACATTTTGATGAGGATACTGCCTTGGAATTAGAAAGACGTTTGTTAAACAGCATCAAAAGCCGCGACAGCAGCAAGTTTGCACGAAGCATAAGGAAGCATCGGTGATGGCATTTGAATTTATCAATGAACTCAGTGAAGCAAGACTGTTTAGAAATCCAACAAATCTGCAGGATATCAAAGTCAGTAATGTAGCAGATAATTTTTTCAATGCTGCACTGGCGTTGCAGATCATGCACTATGAAGATCCTAAAAAAGCACAGCAGTATGCACAGCGTACTCTAAGCGGCGGATTAAACGGTTGGAAAAGCAGTGGCAGTGATATGAACAATATGGCACAGATTCTGTTGAAACCAGAACGTTACAGTGATCGCATAGTCAGTGATAGAACGTTAAGTTTTCCTGAAATGCAGTTTAAAGGTTGGCTTAGAAATATTGCAAGCGGAAGGTTAGACCCAACCTATGATAGAAAGTTTTTTCTAGCACTTGAAAGACAGATGAGAGTATCTAGCCCTGGACTTAAAAATGCTAGAAGATTAGTTGCCGATTGGAGTCGCTCGGTCGGCAGCGAAAGGGCAACAGCCATTGGGCGTGTTGCTCGAGGTTTATCATACGACCTCAAAGGCAGCGACATTGCCAGTCAATTTACAAAACTGGCAGCACGAAAAGGTGCCATTGCCAAAGACGCAGGCGACTCCGGCGGTCTTCCACTATGGGCAAAAGCGGCTGCCGCCGGAGCAGCTGGCTATTACTTAGGTAAGAAAATTGCGTCTTGGTGATAAATAATAGCATAGATAAACTATAAAGGATGAAAAAATGGCAGAACTACCAAACAACAACGCATCAGTTACAAACAGTCAAGGCATCGGACCAAGAAGCTTTGTTGTAACCATGAGCAAAAGCAGCATTTCTCAAACAGAAATGGACGCAGCAATCAAAACAGCAGAAAACGAAGGCAACACTGTTGCTGGTACCATTGTTGATACCAATGTGCTAACACTGCTTCTGCAGGGTGCAGGTGTTACAGACGGCAGCGACTATGGTGCAACTGGTGTTACATCAGCAACTGTTTATACATTTGATCAATAATATTGATTGATACAAAATCTAAAAGGTGTCTCTAGGAGGCACCTTTTTTTATGAACCGTGATAAATATACACAACGCAGAAAGCGTAAAATATATGGAGATAAATCATGGCAGAAGTAACCAGAGTAAACGGTGACGTTCTCAGCGGTGTAAACCAAAACACCTCAGTGGGTGAACTTGTTAGCTTCAACGGCAGCCAGCCAATTGCATTAGCAATCGCAGTTAAAAATGGCAGCGGTGAAGCAGTTAACATTACAACAGAAGCTCAGGCAGGCGAAGCAATTGAAGCAATTCTTTTTGCAGTGCTAACCAAAGCAACAATCATTTATATGCAGATTGAAAATGATGCAAGCGGTCAAATCAGCATCATGCTTGAAGCAAACGGTGGTGGCTGGACAGCAGCAGACGCACAAACAGCAATTCGTGCACTAGGTACAACTGTTGGTGCAAACGATGTTGATGTTTCAGGAACAACAGTTACCGATACAGGTCTAAAGCTAGCAACCAGCTAATTTTAGATAAAATTTTAAATATCAAGCTGCTGTGGTGTAAATACACAGCAGCTTTTTTTATAATGAAAACACTACACAGCAAATGGAGAGACAATAGGATACAAGTAAGTAGATTAGATCTACTTACTCCGATGGATGTGCACGGTGATGACAGATATTTGACTAGAGATTTGCCTAGAATACGTTCTCAGGGATTATGGTATCCTTTGTTGGTTTACTGGGTAACTGATCATTGGTGGTACAACAAGTATCTTTCCTGGAGGCCTCAAAGCCTTAAATTGATTGATCCGATTGTTGGCTGCAATGG